GACCGCCTTTGAGTTGGTCTTTGACCACGCCGTTAATTTCAATCATCGAGTCAAGGACCTTGCCGGGAACTGCATCAATCGCCTGCGGGATGTAGTAGCTGAACAGCTTGTAGTACTCGTTGTTGTCGATATCGCCTGTCGTGAGCATCGACTCGCCAATCTTCTTGAACGCATCGGTGGTGGCGATCCCGTACGTCTTCGCCAGTTCCACGAGGTCTTTCCAATCCTCCACCTGACTCGCGTTGATGAGTCCGATCTCGACGCCTGCATTCTTGTGATCGGCGTAGTTGTTGGTTATCTCCTTCATCTTGTCGATGACCTCTTGAGAGGTGAGCAGGCCATGTGCCTCGCGCAGCTTTCTAAGGCGCTCTGCCTCCGCGTCAGCAACCTCCTGCTGTGCGGCTGCGACGGCTTTCTGCTGTGCCTCGTGCTCCTCCTCGGCCATGGTCAGTCCCTCGACCTTGATCCTCGCCTTGTTATAGGCGACGGCCTTTGCGTTGATCTTGGCGATGAGCTTCGTTACCTCGACTGCGTTCCCAGCCTGAGCGGCGGAGATCAATTGCGTCGACAACTCCACCTCACCCAATCTCAATGCGAGTTGTCTCGCGGCGTACGCAGCACCATCTAACCCGGCCTCGCTCCCCTTCAGGCCGTCCGTTATGCTGTCAAGAGGACCATGCAACTCGCCAAAGGCCTTATTGAGCTTATCGGTAATCCCGAGGGTGTGGTCAAGCCATTTCCCGAACTGGTAGCCGGCGGTGCCAGCTAGCATGATTGACCCAGCGAGTTGCGTCCCTGTCAGTCCGAGCTTGGTCATGGAGCCACCGACCGCGTCGGCTGTTCTCTTGGTTATTAACAACTGGGCGACATTCTTGATCCACGCTGCGCGGAAGAGAATACCGAGTCCTGTAAAGCGGGCTGTGATGCGAGCCAAGCTGCCGAGAAAATAAAGTACAGGCCCGACCGCAGCCACAGTGAAGGTTGCGCTAGTAATGAGGCCCTTCCAGTAATCGTCGAGTTGGTTGAATGCACTCGCCGTGCCCGCAGCCTCCCTCGCAAGGCCAGCGAAATTATCAATCATTGGCGCGAGGTTGTCGCCGAGTTCGACGGCGGCGGCGGATAGGTCGCCCATGGCCTGCTTGAACGTGCGGTCCATCGTGCCAGCGCCCTTTTGGAACGCGGAGTTGACATCCTCGCCAACCACCGCTGCCATGTCATCGAAGATCTGAATGTTGTCTTCGGCGCTCTCGCCGAGGATCTGGAGAGCGGCGACCATCGCCTTCTGATTCGGGAGCAGGTCCTTCATGCTGACCTTGCCGCTATCCACCGCATCCTTCATCATCCACAGCGCGGTCTTCAGGCCCTGTGGCCCAGTGAGCACCTCCCTGAGCTTTGCAGATGAGAGGTTGACGCTTTTCATCGCAGCAGCGGCGGATTTCGTCGGGGCCATGATTCCGATCATGATCGCGCGCAGCCCGAAGGCGGCGAGACGGGCCGACGTTCCAGAGCGCGACATCGCAGCGATCCCAGCACCGGCCTCATGGAATTCAATGCCCATGGCAGATGCCACCGGCAGGAGCTTCGAGAGAGACTGCGGAAGCTCGGCGGCTTCGAGGTTACCTTCTCGGACGGTTCCGATGAGAACGGCAACCGCCTCATTCGCAGTCATCGCGCCTTGGCCGTAGGCGTTCAGCGCAGACGTTGCCGCGATGGCGATGTCCTTGGTTTCGCCCATGCCGACGGCAGAGGCTTTCGCTGTTGCCTCAAGCACCTTCAGCGCCTCGTCAGTTTGGAATCCGTTCGAGGTGATGAAGAAGAGGGCCTCGGCAAGCTCGTTCGCAGACTTGCCGACGGTCCCGGCCATGTCCAAGATGACTGGCTTCCAGCGCGCGAGCGTTTCGGAAGGAACCCCGACGAGAGATTCCATCCGGGTCATCGCGGCTTCGAATTCCATTGCGGTCTTCAGCGAGGCCACACCGACCGCAATCATCGGGGCAGTGATGGCCGTCGACATGATCCGGCCAGCCTGAGTGAGTGACTCTGCAGCGAAGAGCATCCTCGTGACGGCGGCGCGCATCTTCTTCTGATACTCCTCGGTATCAGCGCCGAACTTCACGAAGAGGTTCGCTACCATGTTGCCGCCGTAGTTCCTACTCACTGCAACCCTCCATACGCGGCGTGGAGAACCTTGGTCTTAGCCAGGAGTTCCTCCCACGGCGCATCTTCGCTCTTCTTCTCCACCCATGAAGGCATCCATGTCGTGTGAGACACCTTCTTGCCTACGAGGGCGTGGATCGTCTGACAGATGACCGCTGGACCGAACTCTCTACGGAGCACTGACTCCCGGTGCCGACGCAGCAATGCTACGAACTGGCGAGGCACCAAATGCCAGAACTCTTCGTCGGTCAGTCGGAGATCGTATCTACCAACGGCCCACAGCGTCTCCCATGTCAGCTTGAACCTGTGGCCGTCTTCTGAGGGTCCTCGGGCGCATCGCCTTCCTCTGGCACCGGCACGGATCCGACCAGAGCCATCGTTATCGCTGCCATGACGTCGAGCGCCTTCGCATTCAGAACATCTCCAACCTCGTCGTAAGTGAGCCTTGTCTCTCCCGGCTCGTACACCAGTGATGCCCAACAGAGGGCCTTCAGCCGGACCCCTGTGAGTACACCATCCCAGTCGAGGAACGAGAGTCCGCAGACCTCCTCTGCTCGACAGAGTGCGTTGAAGTCGATTCGCAGCATCCTGTCGGGCTTGTCGAAATCCACCGGAACCTCGAACCTCTGACCGGTCAGGTAATCAGTCATTTGTCACCTCAGACGTCGAACGTCGGAGCCGGATCCCCGGTGATCTCGACGGTGAGGCTCGCGGTGAGCAGCCCGTCGACCGGAGCGTTCGGCTCGTAGGACAGCACGTAGGCGGCGAACTGCCAAGTGGTCGAGCCAGCGTCGGGGAAGACCAATTGGAAGTTGCGCTTGGTGCCGTCGATGAAGTCCTTGAGCAAACCGGTGGTCTGATCGTGGGTTCCCTCGGTGGGGATCAGGTTGATGTCGAACGTCACCTGCCCGCCCATCTTGATACCCGGAACGATCTCGCCCCAGTCCGTGGTCTGGGTCGACGCGTCGTGGGTGCCACGGTTGAAGCCGGGGCCACCGATGTCTTTGATCTTGGCGATCGTGGTGAAGTTCTCGGCGGGGCTGCCACCATCACCAACCTTCAGCAAAGTTCCATGACTCGGAAGTGTCATCTTTTACCTCCTTACGGGAGCCGGATTACGGCATATGAAATTGTTGCGACAGTGCAGTCGAGATAGATCGCTCCATCGGGTTGCATCCATCCGTCTCGCGCCAAGAAGGCCACCACCCTCTCCGCACCGGCGGCGACTGAAACCGTCAGGTCTTGCGTCCTCCCATACGGGTCTGCTGCGCTTGTGATCACGACATCTTGAGAGCCAGCATCCGCACTTTTGATCAGCAGGACCTCGCGGCCTGTGGTGAGAAAGTCGTTCTCGTTGACGATGTCATGGGCCGTGAATGTGTAGGCGACAGAGCCGCCTGGATGGGTCTTCGGGGCCGCTACGACGGTGAGCCGTGTACGTGCCATCTTCTAAACCTCCTTGTCTTCTTCGAACGGCTCCACGATCTCCTCGCGGATGATCTTGTCGCCGGTTACGGTCACGAACCCAGTGTCGGTTCTGCGGACGGACGGCGCTATCGATGAGAAGTGCTTGGCAACGTGCCTCACCATTTCGTCCTCATTGAGCGTCGACCATGGGCAGCGGACGCACTGGAACATGTCCATCTTGTGCCACTTCTGAATCGTGTAGTTCTCGGTCTTCTTGGGCGCTGCCGCCTTCTCCGGTTTCTTCTTTGGCGGTTTTGCTTCGGCCTTCTGCTTGGCTGGTTTCTCCGGCATGGTTGACTCCTTACAAGTTCGTCAGTTCTTTCTTCACTCTGAAGTTCGCAGTCACTAGGAACCGGCCACTCTCGTCGCGACCGACCAGTGCTGGGTTGTCGACAGGAACGCACCGGAGGATGCGAGTGCCATTGAGCATCTCGTTCCGGATCGTCATCAGAGCTTGGTAGACCTGCTCTGCTCGGAGGCGCGCAACCTGCGGCTTTTCGGAGCGCACGGCGACCTGGACCCGAGGATTCTCGGTGTCTACGGATACGTCGTCATGGACGAACTCTGGTTCCTCGCCGGCGTACTCGTAGATCGTCAGACACTCGTTCGGCTCGTCTGGCGTCACATGCAGCCACATGTCGACGTTCAAGGTCCCGAGGCCCTGCGCTGTCAGGAACGCGGCAATCTCTTCAACAATCATCCGACCCTCGTCATCACGCCACCAGCCATGCTGAACTTCTGTGTTTCGTTCCTCAGGGCGACCTCAAACGCCTTCGCGATCTGCGGCTCGTAATCGCCGACAGCGAGTTCCAAATACTTGGCCCTCCTCCCTCCGGGGTGGATGTACTCCACATTCTCATGCTGGATCAGAGCGTACGGAACGTCAGGCCCACCGTAGCTCGTGTAGACCACCGGGTAGCGTCCGGGGTAGCCCTCGACCTTCCCAGACCGCTGCAGCTTGCCGGTATCGTACGGGACGTACCTGTGCGAGCGCACGAGGATCTTGCGAGAGATCTCGAGCATCTCTTCGTAGAGCCTCTTCCGTACGGCTTTATCCATGTTGCGGATGTTCGCCGCCGACTTCTTTGCACCGAGGACCTTTACCTTAATCATCAGATCATTACCTTCACATGGTGTGCGCCGTCACCGTCCGGCGGGCGTCCAACTGTGATGACGGGATCCGTGCTGCCGTCAGATTGAGTGATCTTGTCTTGGGGGCCGATCGCCACGTTACCAGCCGTCCAGATGCTCGCCTTCGAAACGACCTCGTTACCGTTCACGTCAAGCACCTGCACAGCCTTCGGGGAGACTCGGCACTGGAGTGTCACTGGTGCGGCATAGGTGGGGTTCGAGTACTCGTCCGTGCCCGTGTACCTTTGCCACGTCACCGTGTCGACCATGACGTCGAGGAACTCTTCCTCGAACGCCATCAGAAAATCCTTGGTTTGATTAGCGCCCTTGCTTCAGGCGGCAGCCCGAGCGTGCCCGCGCCCTTCGTCGCGTCGCCGCGATACCCGAGCGCCAGGTCGCCAACCTGTTTCCACGAAACTGTGGAGTCGCGGTTCTTGCTATGGAACCACGCCTTGACCGTGAGGACACACGCCCGCTCGATATGCGCCGGGAGTTCGATCTCGTCAACGTCGGCGCTGTCTGGGGACGACGGGAGGTGATACCCGGCGTTGTACGAGATGATGAAACGCGGGTGCGTCTCGTAAGCGAGCGGGTCGTAGGTGATACTCCTCTGGTAGGAGATCTCCTGCGTCCACCCCTGCTTCCGATAGAGGATCCCGGCCAGCGCATCCTCAACTACGAAGTCGACAATCACCTCGTTGAGTGTAGAGAGGATCGTCGGCGTTCCGAGAATGGGGGTCCGGTCCAGCATCAGCGTACTGGAACCGGACCCCTCGATGGTTTCTTGATATGCCTGCTGTGGGAAGACCTGATTGGCCTCCTGCCCGACGAGTGCTGACGCAGCCTCGATCGCTGACATCGCCCACGCCTGCTGTGCTGCGGTCAGCGTTCCTAGTTCCGTTTGGACAGCAGTAATGGTTGTCAGGTCGGTCGCTGGCGCGGCAGTCACTACCTCGAGCATGGCGTCCTCACTTCTCCTTCACGGTCTTCTTCTTCGCCCTGGCCTTGGGCTTTGCCTTCGGCTCTGACTCTGGTTCAGACTTGGCAGGCGGCTCGACTACAGGCTTCTCTTCCTCGGGCTGGACGTATGGCACAGCCCGCTTCCGATCGATGAGTCGCTTCGCGATCTCTGGCGGGAAGCCAGCAATCTCGCCGACGTTGTACGGTGCGTTCTTCATAATGAAGCGCACCGGGACGAGGTTCTTTTGCCGTGCCACAGTTCACCAACCTTAGGTCGTGAGCGGCGCGGATTCGCCGATCGCGGCGACGCCGAAGCCAAGCTGGAAGGTGTCGGTTCCTGTCGCGCCGAGATCTGGGGTGATCGACACGCGCCAGTACCGCTTGACGCCCCAGAGGTCGACGTTGAGTTTGATGGCGAACAGTTCGGTCGTCCCGCCGTCGCTGACGGCGACTGCAGTGAAGCTCACAGCGGTGAAGAGGTCGGCGGCATCGGACAGGTCCGTTTCGTCGCCGTGTTCGATCTTCACGCTGTTGATATCGATCTGCTCGGTGTCCCCAAGGACAGCCGACCCACCAACGAAGATGATTCCGGAACGGAGTCCTTCGTGGGCAAGCTGGTCGACGATGGCACCGAAGACCTCGGTGTTGTCACCAGTGCCTGCGGCCACGCCGCGAGCACCACCTCCGCTGACTACCTTCAGATAGGCACCAGCGTCTTTGTCATTGATCTGCATTGGATTCCTCCTTTATTTATTTCTGTCAGCCGATTACGGTGTCCACTTGACGGTGTCCATGAGCGCGAGAGAAGCCTCGTGGCGCACCTGAACGTCGTGGTGGGCGATGAGACGGAGAACCGTCTGGTCGAGCGAGAACGCAGCCTGTACCGCCGAGCCGTCGTAGTAGGCGGCGACGTCGGAGGCCATGATCTCAAGGGTGTTGCTCTCGCCGAGGAGGATATCCGCCCAGTCACAGAGCATGATTTCGGACTCGTTAGATCCGGCACCGAGGTTGATCGGGATCTCGGTGGTTGATCCGTAGGGGAATCCCCACAGGGTGCCACGGAGCATCTCGTCGCGGAATGCGAAGTTGCCGTTGGCGTCGCGGATGCTCAACAGATAGAACTCTGTCCTCGGGGCCATGACCCAACCGGGACGGAGCATACGGACATGACCTTCACGGAGCGTCAGGATGAGGTCCGCGAGATCCGAAGTCACGTTGGCGAGGTTGATGGTGGCGTTCGCGGAGATGATGTTCGCGGTCGGCACCCAGTTGCGGATTCCCTTGGGGGTGAACTCGGTTCCATCGTCGCGCAGGAAGGCCTGGTCCTCACGGGCCGACATCGCCGAAACGCAGTCGTCGCGAACGATCATGTCGGCACCCTCGGTGTTGAAGCGAAGCAGGTCGTTGCTCATCGGAACGAGCACGGCGAGCTTCTTCCAAGTGAGGTTGATCTGTCCGAATGTCTGCTCGGACACCGGCAGGTTCTGGGACTCACCGATGTACCCGGCAGTCGCACCGCCGGTCAGCTTCGACATCTGCATTGAGCCGGTCGCCATCGGGATGACGCGCGGACCCATCTTGCGGAAGGTCGTCATCTCGCGGAGAAGCTCGATGACTTCACCCGACCACTGGGTCGGAATAAGTACGCCACCGGCTGCCGCGTCTGATGCCTCAAGGGCCTTGACGACAGCATCCTCTGCCCCGAACTTGGCGTGAGCGAATTCTGCGGCACGACGGACGTCGCCTTTACCGGCGGCAACGGCCCGCATGAAGCGCGCGGCCATGATGCCCTTCTCCGGTGCTTTGACCTGCTCGACTGCAGCTTCGCGACGCGCGGTCGCGATCTGCTCCTGATTCTGTTTTACGAGATCGGCGAACTTCGCGTTCATGACCTCACTGACGACCTCACTGATGAAGCCAGTCAACTCTTCTTTCGTCTTGATCTTTTCGGGCATCTCAAACCTCCTTTGGTAGTTTGCCTGTACGATTCATAAGTTCGCGCTCCAGAGCATCTGTGATGATGCTGTGGAGGTCTTCTGCGCCCACGTCGAGATCGAGCAACGCGAGGTCGATCTCGGATTTCACTTCGTGAGAGTCGAAGGTCAGATCGATCACCTCCGAGAGGTCATCCGAATCCTCGTCCTCGATCTCTTTCTTCTCGGCGTTCTGCGCGACCAACTGGTCAAGTTGCGCTCGCAGATTCTCGACGGTGTCATTCAACTCGTCGACAGTGTCCTTGAGTGCCTCGACCTCAAAGTCTTCCTCCGGCTCGGTGCCGGGGGTCATCTCGATGTCGAACTTGAATTCCGTGATCATGCCGGCAGGCTCGCCGTCGGTCTCCACCACCGTGGCGGTGATGTCCTCCATCGCCTCCTCGATCACGACTGGCCC